TGCTTTGCAACAGACGTTGAAACGTCAAACAAAATTGCGCAAAGGTTCAACGATGCGGGAATTCGCGCCGCGTCCGTGTCGGCTAAAACGCCGACTAATGTAAGAGATAAATATATCAAAGAATTCAAAAGCGGGAAAATTCAAGTTCTCGTCAACGTCGATCTATTTGACGAAGGGTTTGACGTTCCTGCCTGCGAATGCGTCATTATGGCCCGTCCGACTGCTTCAATTGTGAAATATCTCCAGATGTTCGGCCGGGCGCTGCGGACGATGGCGGGCAAGCTTTATGGTTTGATTATCGACCACGTCAGCAACGTTATTCGCCATGGTTTGCCAGACAAGCCGCGTGACTGGTCGTTGCTCCGTCGAGACAAACGCGGCAAGCAAGAGAAAGACCCGGAAGACATGCCGTTGACGCGGTGCCTGAACTTTTCGGCCGTTCCAGCCTGTTGCAAGCAATACCCGCGTTTCATGTCTTGTTGCCCACATTGCGGATGGCAACCGCCATTGCCTGAACCTGGTGCGCGCACGATTGAAATGGTTGACGGTGATCTAGTGTTGTTGAGCCGCGAAAAGTTGGAAGAAATGCGTAAAGCAGCTATGATCGAAAGCGCCGGAAGTGTCGCAATTCGTGTTGGAATGAAAATGGGCGGCGGTATCGCCGGGAACGCAGCGGAAAAGCAAATTGAAAAGATAGCTGCACATGCTCGATTAAAAGGGGCAATCGAACAATGGGCCGGCATACAAAGACACAAAGGGCGCGACGACAGAGAGACGCACAAGCGGTTCTATCTAGTGACCGGAATGACGGTCTATCAGGCGCTTGACGGTGGAAGATCGCGGCAAGAGTTCGAAACGATGGCTGAAACCGTGCAAGGATGGTATTTGAAATGAGAGAAAGTAGCGTTGCGCAACGTGTCGCACTTGAGGAAAGTCGGCTTAACTGCCTTGGAATGCGCAATAATGTTGGCGCGGTGACATATATCGATCCTGACACGAACCGCACGACGCATTTGCGTTTCGGCCTGATGAACGAAAGCAAAGAACAAAACAAACAGGTGAAGTCGAGCGATAGAATTCTAATCGTTCCGACCTGGTGTTACCGCGAAACTATCGGTTGGGGATGGCTTGGCGCGTTCGGTGCAATCGAAACAAAGCCGTCAGATTGGATTTTTAGCCAAGCGGATCAAAGGGCGGTAGCGCAAGGCCGGTTTCATGATATAGTGCGCGGCTATGGCGGGTTCGCTGGCTTTGCGACAGGGCCGGAAGACGTGAGCCGCATCATAGGACGTTCGGTATGAACACGGAAGATATTATTGAAGCGCTGGAAAGCACTGCTTATGCTCCGTCAGGTGGCATAATCGAACGTGCAAACGCGTCCAGACGTGACATTTTGAATTATAAGAAATCTCTTTTGCGCTTCTTGGAAGAGTTGGAAGCAGAAATAACGGTTGGTGAAATCCGCGCCGTTCTAGGGGAATATGAGTAATGACAGCGGGCGAACGGACGAAATTAGCTATTCTCGAAATCGGGCTGCGGCTATGGCGTGTCGATCCTGCCATGGTAACGGCCCGTAGGATCGCGCGGGAACTCGATTTGACCCATGGCGCGGTTTGTTACCATTTCCGCCGTGGTGAACGTTCCTTGAAGGATGCAATCGCGTTCCATGCCGTCGAGCAAGGGGAAGCCCGCGTGATTGCGCATTTGATCGCTGGAAACCATAAAGCCGTCACTCATTTTACGGATGAGCAACGGCAAGAGGTGATGCGGGCGGCGCGTGGTTAGCGGGTTGCCTTCTGGCGGCGGATACGTTCCGCACTGATACGCATTTTGATTTCCAAATGCGAACCGGGGTACATTGCATCAAGCTTTTCGTCGCTGTAAGTCATCATTCGAATTGCAACAGCGGCAAGATGTTCTTTGGTCATTTCCGTCAATCTCCGTTTCGATTGACGTTAATTAAGCACTTCCCTGCGATTGCGTCAAGCGATTAATTACGTCTCGATTACCCAATTCAATATTTATTGCGACAATCTGCGTTGCCTGGTCGGCCGTCATTGTGCGTTGATCCTGCAACGCAATCAGCATTCCGGTAATTTTGGCGGATATTGCAAGCAATTCCTGCGCACTCGCTTTGCCGCTGTATTTTTCCAACAGCTTTTCAAGGTCTTTTTTCATACGACCGTGTGTGACAGTCGGAGCGATATTTTTCAGGCTCATGCGGTTAACTCCCTATATTTCGACCATACATCAGGCCATTTGCCATTTTTGACACATTTCCAATCGCCGTCTTTATCCGGCTTGTAAATGAAAACTGCCCACGCACCAAAAAGCGCCGAACCGTAGCGATACAGTTCGACGTTGCCGCGTTTCTCAACTAGTTGCAATTTACCGCCGCTCATTCAGCCAATCCAGCACAATAGCGACCGCTTCGGATCGGTGATCATATTCTCCCGCTTTGACAGCGTTGCCGCTGACAGTAATGAAAACATGTCTGTCATCGAGAAAGCCGACATATTCGCCTTTGACGTATATTTTACCGTCCTGCGATATCGATATTTCCCGGCTTTTAATCATGGCATGAAACCAAAGCTGTCAAGAAGCGTTGCGACTGCGAACAGAGTGATGCTGATGTAAAATGCTACGTCTGACATATCACAACTCCATTTCGATTTGATTTTCTGCTTTACTTCTAACAGATTTTCCGCGCGCTGCAATAGTTAACGTTAATCCGACTGCGTCACAGACTGCAACGAACAAATCAAGGCGCGGCGATGATTTACCGCAGCGCCAATTTGACAGAACGTCAGTATCAACCCCGCTCGCATCACTGACAACCCTGAACGTCATGCCGGTCAAATCCATGTGTCTGAATAGCGCCCTGACATGCGGTTGCCTGGTCATGATCGGCTTATTGACGCTCTTGCGATACGGTCTTGTCATCTGTTGGTGACGACGCCAAGTGCTTCCGCCAACATGCCGGCTGTTTCATACGCACTTTCGGTTCGAACGACCAAACTTGTGTCGCTTTCTCCGCCGTCAACATGACCCAAGACAATTACGCATCGCGTAATTTCCCGATCCGGGTCATTCAGCAAGTTGAGCGCGTGCGTCAAAGCCTGTCGCACGGTCCATTCGGACGCTTTGCCGTCCGTGGTTTTAATGAGTGGTGTTGTCAAGCTGGAAACTCCCTCATTTCTTCAATTGTGAAATCGCGCCCGGTTCTCCCTTCCACCACGTTTTGACTGTATTTGTCAAAGCGGCAACCGTCGAGCCAATAGCCGTTGCTGAACCACACACGACGACGGAGAAAGTCAGCGCGCTGCGGCGGGAGTGAGGCAATCGGGCGCGATATCTGCATGTCAGGCGCTCAACCGTTTCATGGCGGCGATAAACTTAGCCGCAAGAGCGGTTTGCTCATCTGCTGACAAACCGCTCTTGCCGATTGTTTCGCTGATTTCTTCCAATCGAGCATCTATGTCTTTCGACAGTTGTTCAATCTTCTGAACGGTTTCATTGACCAGTTTGTTTGCTTCTTCGAATGTCATTGTCTCATATCTCCGAAAGCGCAGCGAGCGCTTCAAATGGTGTTGTGACCAGAAAACGCCGGTCTTCTTGCCAAATGTCGGTTGACAAAATCAGGACGCGGGCGCGGTTTTCGAAATGGATCGGGAAATCACACGCTTTCGCGTGAAACGTGAGAAAGTCAGCGGTAATTGCTTCCTTGACGAATTCGACATTTGAGCGCTGCACGCATTCTTCTAGCAACTTCGCGAATGTTGATTTGCCGCTTTGTCGCGGGCCGGCGACAACAAGCGCTTGCTGCATCTTTTCCGGGTAATGATAGATAGCGTTTTCCAGCCATGTCTTGACGTGGTTCGTCATTATCGTTCATCCCCTGACCCGCGCAACGCATCGCGCTCGATCCGGTCGAGGAGTTTTTCCAGGTTCGTCACGGCCGCTTCGGACAGGGAGATGCCGAGTTCGTTGCAGGCCGCCGACAAGTACCAGAGGACGTCGCCGATCTCCTTGATCAGCAAGGTCCGGCGTGCGTCTTCGAGTGGGCGGGCGGTAGCCTCGAACCAGCGCTTGATCCCGCTGGAGCTATTGCGCGTATGTTCCTGCACGGCGAGCAGAGCATCATCACGCATCGCCTTGCCGACATGTTCAGCAAATTCGCCGGCTTCCCCGTTCAGCTTTAGCGCAACGTATGCCAGACCTAGCGGCGTTCCCTGACCTGGATAGATTGCCGATTTGGTTGCGATTTTCTGATATTCATCAAGAGCGTTGGGAATTGGTGTGTAATCCCCATATTTGCAATCATTTGAGAATTTTTCAATGTCTTCGCGGGTGATGCGGTTGATTGTCTTTGTCGGCATTCCGGCACTCGCAATGCTTTCCGTTGACGGTCGCGGGCAACTAAGTGGTATTGTAATCACCTTGCCGGGGCCGATATCGAGTAACGGGAATGGCACCAGCGACATGACGCAATCGACCACGTCGCCAACCGTTTTCCAAGCGGTCAAAGCTGCGTCGGGGATGTCGATGTTGAAACGTTCTTCCAACGCCAACGCGATCAGGACGGGTTCGCCGCCGATATCTTTCAGAATTTGCGACCGTTCGTCACTTTCCACGCCAAGCACGTCAAGAATATCAGTCAAGGTAGACATTTGGCACACTCCCATTCATTGCTTTTTCGCGTTCTTCACTCGTCAACGCCGGATCATTTGCCAGCATCGACATGGCGAGAACACTGCTTTCCAGTACCTTGCGCAGTTGGCGGCGTTTTTCCGTCAATTGCTCGATTTCCCGCGTCAGTGCAATTTCGCGGTTTGTGTCTTCGATGATCGCGGCATATCGAGCGTTGACCATGTCGCCAATGATTGACGTGTGCGGCGGGCTGTATTCAACAGGGCCGAACAGGGTTTTCATAATGTTCATTCGATTAGCTTCTTTCTAACGTCGCTGGCGTTTAGCGATATGGTTGACATTGTTTCGACAACGTGAAGTTCTCCGTTGCGAACAAACATGAATTTCAGCAAACGGCCCTCTTTCTTCACGTCGGAAAGGTACGCGTGACCGCGCATGTTTTCCGTTGCTTCGATTAGCCGCCGCAATTGGGCTTCAAGTTCCGCAATTCTCTTGCGTGATCGTCCGAACATTTACGTTTCTCCGTTGCTCCATAGTTGGTATCACCGGGCTTAATGGGCAGTCAACAGAAAAACGCAAAAAGATGCAACATTTGATTGACAGCGAAATGCGCCGCAGCTAGCTATGCGGTATGACCGAACAATCCGAATTGTTGAATATCAAACAGTTGGCCGCGCGCCTTGGGGTTCCCCTGCGCACCATGCACTATTGGTTGTGTGTCGGTCGTTGCCCTATACCACATATAGACGGCACAAAGCCAGCTAAGTGGCTGAAATCGGACGTGGAAGCGTTTCTAGTCACGCGGGCGGGCGGCAATAAATGATGCAAGATTACCAGCAAGCCGCCGCGTATGTATATGCGTTGACCGGGGAACCGGTTGAAACGGCTAATATTTGGTGGCGTCTAATTCATGACGTGAATAAGCAAATTCCAGCACATAAATATTACGGCACGTTGCCGCAGCTTTGGGAAACGCTTCTTCGTTATAATGCTGACGGTTACGGCGTGTTTGCCAACATCAACGCATTCACTGCGGACGTGAAGGCGCACGAACTAAAGGATGTTTGGTATATCCGCACGCAAGTCATCGACTTGGATAATATGTTGACGGCTCAACAGAATTACGAACGTGCGTCGAATAGTCAGCCGCTACCGTCGTTTGCCGTCCAATCGTCGCCGGGCAAATTTCACGTTTATTGGTCGGTCATCCCGTATCAAGGCAATGAGCGGTCAACGACGTTGCAGCGCAAGTTGCGTCAGGTGTTCGACGGTGACCGCAATGTAATCGACCCTACACGCGTTTTGCGCGTGCCGGGGTTCCTGCACATGAAAAACCCGCTAGCGCCGCACCTGGTCACGTCATGGGCGCTTGGCGGCTATGGCGCGCCCATGCCTGTCGAGACGTTGGAAGCGGCAACCGCACACGTCAACATCATCGACAGTTCAGGCGGGCGGCATGAGCTAGGCGCGCCGGAATTGGCCGCGCCGTCGCTCGATTGGCTGCGGTTCGGTCTTTCGTTGATCGATCCTAACGAATTGGATCGCGGCGAATGGATCAGCACGACAGCCGCTTATAAACAAGCCGGTTGGACGCACGCCGATGACCAGACGCTTTTTGATATCTGGTCAGAATGGTGCGGGCGCTACGCTGGAAACGATGCGGGCGAAAACCTAAAGCAATGGTCGTCCATTCGTGAAACAGAAGTGGGCTGGTCATCGTTCAAGAGACGTGCACCAACATTGCAGGCTTATGAAAAGTTCGGCTTTGACGGTAATGCACCTAAGCCAGTCGAGACGCAGCCGCAGCCTACACCAGCAACCACGACAACGCCGGAACCTGTCGAAACATACGGTGAAATTCTGTCGGAATACGAATGCAAGTCGTATTTCAAGAATTGCTTCTTTATCGAACGCATGGGGCAAATTCTGACGCCGCGCGGTCGGTTCATGAACTCGACGCAGTTTAACGGATCATACGGCGGCAAAATCTTCGTCATTGACGGAAACGGAAAGACGACTGACGAACCTTGGAAAGCTGCGCTGCGCTCGACGCTTTGGACGATACCGAAAGTTGACCATACGCGCTTTGTTCCGTTGGAAGAACGCTTCAAGATGATGGAAGATCAGCTAGGGCGGCTTGGCGTCAACACTTACATTCCGGTCAAGATCAAGTCGCGACCTGGTGACATTACGCCGTTCGTTCGGCACATGGAATTAATGTTGCCTGTCGAGAGTGACCGACAGATTGTTTATTCGTGGTTGGCGCATAACGTGAAATTCCCCGGTTTTAAAATTCCGTGGGCAATCATGATCCAATCAGCGGAAGGCGTGGGCAAGGGCTTTCTGATCAAGTGCATCGAAAGAATTATTGGTGACATGTACGTTTATCGGCCAAAGGCGGAAGAACTGGTTAAATCCGGCTCGACGTTCAACGCCTGGCAACGTGGCAAGCTAATGATTGTGGTCGATGAAATCAAAGTAGACGAACGCCGCGAACTGATCGAAATTCTAAAGCCGCTGATCACGGAAGAACGCGCCGAAATCCAATCCAAAGGCGTCGATCAGGACATGGAAGATAACCCTGCGAACTGGCTGTTTTTCAGCAATTGGAAAGACGCCATTCCGGTTAATCAGAACGGGAGACGCTACGCAATTTTCTATTCCGCTATCCAGAACAAGGCCGATCTTGCCGCGCGCGGGATGACGGAAGAATATTTTATTGGGCTGTTCCAATGGCTCGAAAATGGCGGTAGCGAAATCATTGCGCATTGGATGCTGAATTACCCAATCGAGAAAGGTCAGATACCGCGAACCGCACCTGAAACGTCAAGTCAGGCGGAAGCCGTGAAGGTGTCACGCGGGCCGATTGAAGTTGCAATCGTCAACGCCATTCATGACGGCTTGCCGGGCTTCCGTGGCGGCTATGTGTCGCTTCTGGCGGTGTTGAACCGACTGAAACAGCTTGGCGGTCGTCAGCCGTCCCAAGCGACCGTGCAGCGCATTCTAGAGGGTATGGGCTATTTCGATCTAGGCCGGGCAACCCGATCATATGGGCAGGAAAGCATGACCGAACGCAGTCAGATTTATGCGTTCATGCGGGAAATGTCTGCGGCCGATTACGGACGATTGCAGGGCTATGAATGAAGCCGCGATTAAAGCGCTGATCGCACAAAAACATGCCGTGCGTCGGGTGATCTATGCGCGGGAGAAAGAATGCTGCTTTTATTGCGATACCTGGTTAATGTACGAAAATTCCACAATCGACCATATCAAACCGAAATCGCTTGGCGGTGAATTGTCCGTTGAAAATAGTGTCCTGGCTTGTGTCGAATGCAACAGCGAGCGCGGCGACTTGCCGGCCAATATTTATCTAGTTCTCAAAATGACGGGCGGCTTAAAATAATGCGAGTGCTTTCACTGTTCGACGGGATTTCGTGCGGTCAAGTCGCATTGCAACGCGCCGGCATTAAACCGACTGTTTACTTCGCGTCAGAAAGTAAACGGAGCAACACGCCATGACCGAAATAATCAACAACATCAAACTTTCGTCTGCGAACATTTACGCGCCGATAATGTTTTCGCTCACTGTCGCGCCGGTCAAACCGCAGTATTTTGCGGGCGCATACTTGGCGAACAACCCGAAGCATGACGCGAAACTGTTCAGCCGTCAGCAAAGCCGCCCGCCTTACGACCGGCATATGTCGTTCAAGTCGAACTTCGCGCCAATCGTTCAGTTTGACGACTGGAAAGCAGCGCGCGAATTGCTGTCATTCTGCGACGTGACCAATCAACCGCGTGATGCGATCTTTCGCAACGCAACCGTGACAATTGAATATCAACTGGCTGAAAACGAAGTGAACGAAATAAAGAAAATATATATGAGGGTAGTTGACGCACAATTAGAAATGTGATTATATGTCTCTATCGAAACGGAGATGACGGAAATGAACCCGGAAATTCAAGCACTGATTGACGCAAAGAAGGCAGAACGAATTGCAAAAGGTTTTGCTTTCCGCGTCACTTTTGACAACCGCGTTCCGTTCAACGGTTATTATGCAGACAAGGCAACCTTTGACGCACAATATGCATGTGCCGTTGCTTCAATCGGCAAGCGTCACCGCGACGGAACGACCGCACTCACTGTTGAGGTGTTGTAATGTTGAACGGTCCACGCGAAGAACGCACACACGCCGCAGCCCGCGCCGGCCTTCCGATGACGGCAGCAAATGTTCGATCGGTGATTGACGAACTTGAAGCCTGCAACAAGAGCAAGAGCGCCCGCCGCAGCATGGCGGAAAACGCAATCAAAATTGCAGCGATTAGCGGGAAGACAACAGCGGACGGCGTTGCAGTTTGGCGCGAATATCTCGCAACTTTTAATTCTTAATACCGCGCAAAATATGCGCAATCACGTCAACCGTCCAACCGTTTCCAAGCTGCGAATAGCGCTGGAACGGTTTGGCGGCTCTTGTGTACTCGTCAGGAAGTGTTTGCAATCTCTCGCATTCATTGTGTGTCAGGTATCGGCCGAACCCGTCAAACTCAACTAATCCTGAATTCGGACAACGATCTTGCTTTATTGTCAGTGTGTGCGCTTTCTCTGCATGTGTGATGTTTGCGCAAATACCTTTTCCGGCATTGGTCATACTTCCAATTCCATCAGACCACATTTTGATGCGGCTTGGCGTTGCCTTCATCTTGTAAGGGCGCTGTTTCTCAACGTCATATTCTCGGATCATCCAAAACATTATGCCGGCGTCAACAATTGCGGCGATTGGAATATTCGTCCAATATAGTCGCTTACGATTTTGTGCACTGAATAGAGCGCTGTTAATTTCAACAGGTTTGACGCCGATCAGAGCGGAAATCAAATCCTGATCCGATTGCTTCATTCTGACGTTTTCCAGCAACCACCAACGCGGCTTTAGATGCGCTTTGATGTTGAGAAATTCAAACAACAATTTAGATCGCGGATCATCGAAACCCTGATTTGCGCCGGCCTTGCTGAAACCCTGACAGGGTGACCCGCCCATAAGCAAATCAATGTTTCCAAGCATTCCATTACGGGCCATCTGCGCAACACCTTGGACGCCACCTAGCTGATATTCAGCGTCTTCCGCTTCAATCACCGAACAGTTGTCAAGAGTAAGTATTGGTCGCCCGGTGCTATGATCGATTTTCCAACGTGTCACGTACATCACATAAACCCTTTTTCATATTTGCCAATCAGCGAGCCTTGAACGGGCGGTTCCGTTGACAAGACTTCGACGCAGAATTCAAAGCCAACTTTGCAAAGTCCGTCAATCTCTGCGGCGCGGTTCGGGTTCTTATCGCTGGCGGCTGATTGAATTTGTCCAAACAGACTTTGGCGATCCCCTAGCGCTTGCATCAATTGCTTGCGCGTCAGCTTCTTCGCAGCGATTAGATCGGCTTCACTGTAATCGCATGGTGCGCATCGGACCATCACATCGTCCTTTCGTAAACGTGCCAAATGAAATAGCCAATTTTGACACTTCCAAGATATTGCCGCGCTTCTTCTGGAATAGGGTGACCAGTTCCAACAATGACAATCGAGCGGTTGACCGTTACGGTTTGCGCCGTCTCGACTTCGAACCAAAATGCCAAGTCGTCAGGCTGGCGCGTGTCGCGGTCAACGATCAGGAATTTCGCGTTGAACGGAACAGTGATTGCGAACCGTTCCGCGACGGGATGAGTGTATTTATAGACCGTCCGCATCACAAATCCCCATATTCAAAATACAGGTCATTGATGACGGTCAAACAGTGGTCAGCGGTGACCTTGGGAGGGGGTTTGCGCGCCTTTAGCGTGGCTTCAAGGTCTTTGACCAGCCTGGTGGCGTCGGCGCGCGTGGTGAGCCTTGCCAGCCGATCGACGGAGACTGTTCGGGCCATCTGGTAATGACCATCACCGATCACGCCTTGACACATGAACGTTGTGACCATGATTTTACCGACGAATTCAGCGGTGCGCCGCTCTATTGTCTGCGTCGAAAGTGCCGTCAGCACTGACGCAAATATTGCTGCTTTAATCACGTCGTTACCCTTTCAAAAACATAGCCTGCGGCTGTTGGATATTTCGCCCGGTCGTTCAGATGCATCGAAATGAGCGGTGCCGGCACTCTTAGAATGCGTGCCGCTTCTGCGGCCGAACGATATGTTACATTCGTTGAACAACAGCGAATTGCCGCGCGCTTGTAGCGATGCGAATTTGTAACGCGTCCGTGCGCTTCCAGCAACACTTTCGCGCGTGCGTCTTCCGCATCTGTTTCCGTCATCCATACCGTTGTTTCCATTGTGTCCTCACTGTGAACGGCTGGAATTCTGGACGGTTGGCCGGCTTGTGCGACAGATGCGAATTGCACCAGACCATAACGGTTTCTGACAACGTGTAAGACATGGTTCATTTGAGTGTGACCTTGATGCGGTAAAGAACCGGTTGTAGAACAGCGCGTGTTGCGTGCGCTTCTTCGCGTGAATTACGCGGCCAACCGTAATGACCACGAAAATCACCAAGCGGTTTCGCATAAACATTTACCCAACTGTTTCGCACATATTTGTCATCGGTGAATATCGTTACGTAATTCATCCCTTCATTGTCCTTACATATGTGCGGCCCTTGATTGTGCGATGGCCGGGTTTGCGGTTCAGGTGGTTCGACAGGGCGCTTGTAGACAGGCCATGCGCTCGACATGCGTCAGCCGCCGTTTCCCATATTTCGCCCGTCTCGATACATTGCACCTGTTGTTGGCGCGGATCGGCGTAAAACCCTTTCTTGTTGCATTCAGGGTTGTGCAGCGCAATCAGCCGGCGCTGTTCAAGGTACGCTTCTTTTTCGCTTGCTGTTAGTGCGATCACTTTCAGTTCAAGCGTTGTCAGCGGTGCGCCGAACTTGTCGGGCCAAAGGCTGTTGCATTGTGCATCGTGCAGCGTGAACAGCATAGACAGCGGTGTAACGCCGACATATTGCACTTTTCCGTCAATGTCGGAATGCGTGTAAATCGCGTGCAATTGCCGAACGTCGCTTGCCGTCGTGATCAGGTGTATATTGCAAGGAATTAGCATGTCAGTTTCCATCCAATTAATTTATTGCACTTTACACCAATTCCATACGGTTTCAAATGTTTTCTTAGTTTCGATATATAAACCCGTACAGTGTTCGGCTTGTAGTCGATCCGTTCGCCCGTCTCGTCAAACAGCCATTCCTCAATTTTCTGACGGCTGACAGTCCTTGGATACCTGGTCATCAGGCAGTCGAGAACAAGGCGTTCCATGCGCTGCATATTGATCGCGTCCATTTGATCAACCAACGCAATCGGCAATTTATCCGTCATTGGACGGTCGCAGTGCGGGCAACGTTTCATGGTTGCTCAATTCCGTATTGCTGCATCGAGTGCTTAATACGGTTGATGCTTTGAACCGTTTGTTGCGCCATCGCGGCAAACCGTGCCGCTTCCGCGCGTTCGGTGCGCAGACGACGGCGCAAACTGGTCAGTTCGTTGGTATATTGTGCGCTGAATATCTTGAACTGTTCAGGCGTCAGGTTGATATTCTTCATAGCGCACCACGCTTTTCGAGTTCATCAATGATCATATTGACGGCGATTTGCAGTTGGTTGGCGATGAAATCACGTTGCAACATCGCTTCACTATGTTTTGCCGGGTTATACGCAATTGCGTCACTGATGCGGTTACGCAATGATTGGACGTGATGCTTGTCATAATGCTTTTGTGCTTCGTCTTTTGCATCGGAAATGCAAACGTATATCATACGATTTCGTGACAAAGCGTTTCCGTTGAACGTGGAATAATAATGACGTTCGTTGGTCTCGTATATTTCATACTTTCCAATTTCGGTTTTGGCACAGTTTCCAACACCCCATTGCAGCTTGCCGGCGTTGCGCATTTTATCGAGTTTTTCGCGTGACAATTCTGTCAGGTCGTCGGCTGGTGCTGGTGTTTCACGCAGGCCGGCCGAGACGGCTCGAAAGCCTTCTGCCATGACGCTTGCAACGTCCATTGCTGTCGATGACTGGCGTTCATGGGCGGCGCTGATTGCAGCGTTCCAGAAACAGTCGAGCGCGTCAGCGATCTTATTCATGTCGGTCATGATAGTACTTTCCATTTGTTCACGTTTCGCCAATTGATTGAATGATACGTCATTGTTACGGGTTCTTCTGCGTCATAGAATTGGACGCTGATAGGGATTGGCTCGATTTGAATGTTATCTTCTGCAAGCGTCGGGATTAGGAACTTGCTCGGTCCTTCCGGGTAGCTGTAGCCCGCCCACAACATATAACCGCCGCCGTCAGGATTGTTTCTAACGTCTTGTTCATAGCTCTGCTTTAGACCCGCTTCGCATTCGCCCTGGTGGTCAGCGACGATGGCGCGCAAGTCTTCACGCTTGATGGCTGACCGACCGCGACCCAAACGCAGCGCATTGGTCAACAGCGTGTAATCATCCGGGTCTAGTAGTTCGTGCAGGCTTTCGACGGAATAATGCATGTGGTGCACTCCATTTCGGTTCGGGCGACTTTAGACACATGGTTAAAGTTTGTCAAGAGTTAGGGCTGCGGCTTGGGCGGCGCTAATTGCGTTAATTGCTCAATTGGTCGATCTTTAACATTTTGCAAAGTTAACGGTTGATCGATTAACAAATTGCTTAACTTTTACAAATGTTACTTTTCTTTTTTTATATTTGGGAAGAGCTTCAAATTAATATATATTAACATATAACGTTATAAGATTATATAAACACCACAGATATAATGTTATAGAGTTAATATATAATTATATGTAATTTCCAGCCTATAGAGAATGAAAATTTTCGAAAAGTAAGAATGCGGAAAGTTAAGCAATTGCACAAAATAAAAAGCCGTCCAAAAAGAACGGCTTCAATTATAGCAATTATAGCAATTATAGCAATTAACGTCTGCCAAATTGCTCAATTTGATAAGTTGCCAACGCAGCAATTTGGAACACTACCGACAGAGTGAGAATTATGCCGGCGACGATCATCGATTTAGCGCTTGAAAACATGTGTCATACGAATGCGACAGTTGGCACACTTTCATTGCGCTGGCGTCAGCGTTGAACATGGCCATAATCGCCCATAGCAGCGCGCCCATAGCCGTCCCAAATGCTACAGCGTTCATAGTCCCACGACCTTTCTTAATTCGTTGCACATTCTGCATTCGACCGTTGTTGTTTCGCTGAACGGCATGATGCACGAAAACATTTGACGCATTGGTTCAACGTCGCATGGCCCAAACGCTTCTGCATACAGCGCGTTGTCAGATACGTACATTTCAAATGCGCCGCCACCTAACGGACTTGTGTAAGCCCAATAGTCAGTGCCGTTGCAAGTTAGCTTGATGAACCACATTGTCAGACACTCCCGTATGCGGCATTCGCGCCGCGTTTATCTTTAAATACTTTTCAGGTCAGATTTAAGAACCAATTTAAAAACCTGACCACCTAACGTCCAACCGAACATTTGTGAGGCATATTCTTGACCCTTACGGGCCACAATTGCACGCGTCCGAATTGCTTCACCTTTAAGCTTTTGAACGTAAGTGCAGCCAGCAATTACAACCGTCTGTTTTTCAGATGCGCGGGCAAGGCAGTCTGAACCGAACACGCCGGCAAAGCCTTCAAGCTTAACACCAACTTTCAAAGCGCGACCGCAATGGCTGCATTCGCAATCGCTTTCCGCGCCAATGATTGTAACAATTTCGGTTGCTTTGAAGATTGCGGACATTGTCTTAATTCCTTCGTTTCGATAATTACTTCTAGCATTCCGTCACTATTCCGTCAAGTGCCACGGACTAGACAGCCCGAACAATATGCGCCATATGTTGAAACATGAGAATTTCGACAGCATATGCGCAGTTATCAGGATTAGAACGCGAATTCGTTGACGGGTTCGTGTCGCGGCTCGACGCCGAAAATTCCAAGCATTTCGAGCGGCTGACGGTCACACTTGAACGCCTGGCAGTCCGTATTGATTTCGATCAGCTTGACGAACGTTCCCGCGATCAGTTCGCTAAACCGCTTGTGTGTGCGGCTATCCGCGAGCGCGTCGATACCATTGCGGCTGAACGGGATTTGACGCCGGAACGTTTGATTAAAGAACATGCGGCGATCGGCTTTGCCAGCATCAAAAGCTTTTTCCCTGAAATCGGTGAAGATGGAATTCCGCAATTCGATGCGCGTGACGCTTCCAATTATGATTGGGCCGCTGTTCAGTCTATCGATGTTGAGGAAACATTTAACCGTGGCGGCACGAAGCGCACCATTAAAATCAAGATGCACGGCAAACAGGCGTCACTTGATATGCTTGCCAAATGGGCCGGCTTGGATAAGACAGAGAACCCCGTCTATGCCGATTACCGTAACAGCATTACGGACGTGACCAGACTTGGCACGTCCGCATCAGTCGAGCAATTAGCCAGCGAATACGCAAGGTTTATCGATGGCTAAGAACCATAATTATCAGAATGACAATCCATGTGGTCATAAGACCTTGCGCGATTGTTCCGCCGCTTGCGATGTTGAGCAATCCGGCAATGCAGCCAATTACGGTTGCAAATATCCAAACGACGGCCATCATTTACTTATTCTCCGTTGGAATTGTGAACTCGATAAGATGACCGTCGTCAATAAGCTGACTGATTGGTGTTTGCGAATTGGCAACTTCAATGCTTTCGTATTCGTCAACGATAGCGACACCGCGTCTTCCATTAAGGATAGTGGGTTGTTCGACCAGTTCCGCCCGCGTGGCGCGTTTCGTTCCCTTGTTGCGCGAACGGTCGGCTTTTGTCTTGACGACCGTTGCGCCGGGCACCAAACGACGAACAGCAGCCGCCGCAGGGTCAGGATTTGGTGCGCTGACTGGCGTCGTCAACTTGTTTCCGTTTGGCGCGACGTAGTGAACTCGAAAATTTGGCATTTATTCAGTTTCCCCGTTGCCGATAAGTTTGAACAACGCGCGCCGCGCATCATTCGAATAAATAGCGTGCATTTGCTGCGCAACCCAAACACAATGTTTAAATTGAGCGTTGTCAGGTTCCGTTTCAAGAAGTTCACGAAAGCGCCGCATAGAATAATTATACATAGCGGCTTTTTGCTGCATTTCGATAATGTGGCGCATTTATTTACATTCCCCTTTTTCAATAGCTGCAAACAGATGACGACGCGCCTTTTTTGCGTCCATCGAACTTGCCTGCTGATATTGCACTGCCAGCGAGCGACGACCAGTGTTGGCGTGAAAGTATGCGTATTCGTGATAAGCTTTCGCACGTTTCTGATACATTCGCGCCATTTCAAGATTTGTTCGCATGGTTCAGTTCTCCGTTTATTCGTTTCTAATTTAATTCCGCAAGGCTGTCAACAATGAATAACGATCTATTCGATTGGCAATTGCGCGGTCCGGCTGAACCGACAATTGAACCGTGGAAACCAGTTGCGCTTACGCATGATCAATGGCCACCTGATTACCGGGCTGCTTACGCCTGGCGAATTCAGACGTTGCGCAAATTGCGAGCCAACCCGGAATTGCTGGCGTCAGCATGGGCTTATTATTCCATGCATCCGGCCGAATTCATCATGCATTGGATGGATACTTACGACCCGCGTAAAACCGGCTCGAAATGGGTGCCGTTCGTGTTCTTCAAGCGTCAGGAAGAATATATCGATTTCCTGCACGAACTGCGTCACGATCAAGAAAGCGGGCTAGTCGAGAAAGCACGTGACATGGGCGCAACGTGGCTGTCATGCGGCTATTCGGTTTGGTCTTGGATATTCATCAACGACGACGCAATCGGTTGGGGAAGCCGGAAACAAGACCTGGTCGACAAGATAGGTGACCCTGATAGCATTTTCGAAAAGATGCGGTTAATTATCGGACGGTTGCCGAATATCTGGCGTCCGAAAGGATTGAAGCC